AGCCAAAGAAAAGGCTTATCATGGCCCTGCAGTTCAGGGACCGGGTAGTCCAATGGGCTATATACCGACACCTGAACCCATGGTTTGATAAGCAATTTATATATGACAGCTATGGATGCCGAGAAGGGAAAGGCACCCACCGTGCAGCGGATCGACTTCAATACTGGATAAGACAAGTGAGCAGAAAGGAGGGACGGTATTATTATTTAAAGCTGGATATTTCAAAATTCTTCTACCGGGTAGATCATGCAGTTTTAATGGACATTCTCCGGAAGAAAATCGAGGACCAGGACCTGCTGGATCTCCTCGAAAAAATTATCAACTGCGAACATACAGCATTTGGCCTGCCGGCATTTACGGACCCAGAAGACTGTTCCAGGGAGGACAGGCTCTTTGACAAGGGCATGCCCATAGGCAATTTAACCAGCCAGCTCTTTGCAAACATTTATTTGAACGAGCTGGACCAGTACGCAAAGAGGGAGCTGCGGCTGCACTACTACATACGGTACATGGACGACATCATCATTCTTCACAACGACAAGCAGTACCTCCGGGCAATAAAGGATGACATCGAGAACTTTCTCTGGGAGCACTTAAAGCTGAACCTCAATAAAAAGACAGCAATCAGGCCAATAAGTCAAGGCATCGAGTTTGTAGGCTTCCGGATCTTTCCCACCCATCGCAAATTGAAAAAATCCAGCGTTAAGAAAATGAAAGCCAGACTGAAGTATGTCAGGTCCGCGTATGAACGCGGCGAAATTGACGAGGAAAGCCTGCGAGCAACGGAGGCATCTTATCTCGGAGTAATGAAACATTTCAACAGCTATGGATTACGCAAAGCTCTGGGCTTTGTACCGGAGCAATCAGACGAGGGAAAGAGGTGAGTTTGTATCGATGCAATTTGATATGATAACAGTTCTGGTCTATATGGGAGTTCCAAGTGCTGTAACAGGATTGTGTTTTTGGGCAATCCAAAGAAGCATCACAAAACGAGATGCAAAGAGGGAAGAGATCGATAGGGCCAGAGAGAAAAACGAACTCTTAATGATCAAAGGAATAGGTGCTGCAATTGCCCTGGGAGAAGCTACGGCCCGCGCAATAAAGGACGGGAAATGCAATGGAGAGCTCACTGCGGCGCTGGAATATGCCCAGAAGGTAAAGCACGAGCAGAAAGACTTCCTAACGGAGCAAGGGGTGAAAAACTTGTATTAGGAGGCACGACCATGAGGAAACGGAATAAAGGCAAGAAAAAGATCGCATTTTCAAAAATCATTTTTGCGGGAGTATCGATAATGACCATTTCAGTGGTCATTTTTTCATGCAGGATGATTTATATCACCGGCGACCTTTCACCGCTCGCTTACCTGATACCTTCGGTTTTTGCCGAGCTGGCCACGGCCACCGGCTTTTATTACAAGAAGGCAGAAAGGGAGAATACAAAGGGCGGTATTGTTTACGACTCTGCAATGGCAGAGAAGGTGAACAACGAGGAATACTCGGAATAGGAGGTTAGACGATGAACCTTAAAACTTTATTCTTAACTCAAAACAACTGCTATAAAGCAGGCAAAAGGCACACGGTAAAGGGAATCATGGTTCACAGTACCGGTGCCAACAATCCGTGGCTGAAGAGATACGTCGGCCCGGATGATGGACTGCTGGGTCCAAACCCGAACAACAACCACTGGAACACACCGACACCAGGAGGCCGTAGCGTCTGCGTCCACGCTTTCATCGGGAAGCTGCAGGACGGCAGCATAGCAACATATCAGACCCTGCCCTGGGATATGGTAGGATGGCACAGCGGATCCGGTTCCCTTGGAAGCGCAAATAACGCCAACAACAACGGATATATAGGCTTCGAGATCTGCGAGGACGACCTCACAGATCCGGTATATTTCAACCAAGTATACCAGGAAGCCGTGGAGCTTTGCGCGTATCTTTGCAAGATGTTTAATATTAAGCCTGAAAAGCCATGGCTTATATGCCATAGCGAAGGACACCAGCTCGGAATAGCCAGCAACCATTCTGACGTTATGCACTGGTTCCCACGCCATGGCAAGAGCATGGACACTTTCAGAGCAGATGTGGCCAAGAAACTGGCTGAAGGATCCACGGGACAAGCTGCCGGCCATCCCATCATGGGAAAGGCAACAGCACCGGCACCACAGCCACAGCCAGGCGTTATGTATTATGTCCAGACAGGAGCTTATTCAAACAAGGCAAATGCAGACGCCCAGTATTACAAAGTGAAGGCAGCCGGCTTTGACGCCATAATCAAAAAATCCGGGAACCTTTACAGGGTACAGGTCGGAGCATTCTCCAAGAAGGCAAATGCTAACGCATTCGCGGCCAAGGTTAAGGCTGCAGGTTTTGACACCTATATAACGACCGCCGGCGGCACCCAGGTAGCAGCAGGGCCAGCAACACCGGCTCCAGCACCAAAGCAAACCATCAAGGTAGGCAGCAAGGTCAAGGTAAAAAACGGAGCCAAGACATACACAGGAGGAAGCCTGGCCAGCTTCGTTTATAACACCGTTTATGACGTGCTGCAGATAAACGGAAACAGAGTGGTAATAGGCCTTAAAGGTCAAGTCACAGCAGCCGTAAGGCTTGAAGACTTGATACTTCAATAAAGAGGAGGAGTTTCAATGAAGGAAATATTAACAACCCTTGTCCAGGTCGTCATTATTCCGGCCATACCTGTAGTGGCCACCTACCTGGTGAAATACCTGAAGGCCAAAGCAGATCAGACCACGACAAAGATCAACAACGAGCTCGTCAGGACATATCTCCAGGAAGCAACAGACGCGGTACTTCAGGCCGTCACTTATACGGCCCAGACCTATGTCGACACCCTGAAAAAGCAGGGCAAATTTGATAAGGAAGCGCAGCAGAAGGCATTCAACACAGCAAAGGACATAGCTCTCAAATTGCTCACGGACGAGGCCAAACAGATGATAGAAGACCTATATGGAGACCTCATGCTCTGGCTTGAAACCAAGATAGAGCAGACCGTGAAAGAGCAAAAGACCTTCGCCGCCATAGGAACGCTGGAGACGTTCCCGGATGAATAACACAAACAAGGACCGCCAGATATTCTTCATATCTGGTGGTCTTTTTTATTGACTATTAACCAACGGCAGTTTATAATGTTCTCAAGTATTGAGAAGGAGGAGTTAACCATGACGAAACAAGAGTTCAAAAATCTCACAAAGCGAGAATTCACCGACAAAGAGTATGAAGCAATAGAAACTGTTTATACATTCCACCCGGCCATAAGCGAGACAGAAGGCAAGAAGCAGATCGCCAGCCTTTATGACACCTTCGGGTTCAGGATAATAGCCGACATGCTGCCGACGGCAATTAAAGCAAAGGAACTCGAGGAACAAATAGCCCGGAAAAAGCACGAGCTGGAAGAGCTCCAGGAAGAGTTTAAAAGATTAAAGAACCCAAACATATAGCAACCGGCGCCTTGATAGGTGCCATGCCCGCAGAGCCTGCCGCCTCCACGCGGCGCGGGTGGATAACCAACCAAGAGCAGGCAAAACAACACAAGGAGGAAAGAACATGGGATACAGAAACGAGTGGTACGGAACCAAGAAGGAACTTATAGAGCTTGTAGAGCGCTGCATCGAAGACATTCAGGTGGATATGGATATTAGAATCAGCACCAGAGACATGCGGAAACTTTTCTGTGAAGCATTCACCAGGAACATAGTGCAGAACGAATTAAGAGAGATGATGGCATACATCATCGATGAAGAGGAGAAAGAAGAAGGCGAACAGAAGTGCAGAGTTTGCGGCTGCACCCAATACAACGCATGCGAAGACGGCTGCTACTGGGTAGAAGAGGATCTGTGTAGCAAGTGCGCAGAAAAGATGAAGGAGGAATAATCGTGGGGAAACCTTACTACGAGCTGGACCAGGAGACCCGGAACATCATCCTGGAGCTCCAAAAGAAATGCATTGAACTGGACCTGGGGAATGTTAGCTTTCATTACTACCCTACCAGGACGAGAATGGAGGAAACAGAGTTTTATTTGACCGAGTACAAAGAATACTGGGAGCTTGTCGTAAAACAGCGATGGGCCAAAACAGCCGACATTTACAGAATTAAAGACGGAGATATTATTTATCAATATTCAGAAAAGGATTGAGAGGAGGAGCGGTGATGACCAACGCAGCGGCAATCGGATATATGATAAAGGCGGCCAAACAGGCCAAGCTGGACAAGAAAACCATTAAGCAGCTGGAGGCCTTAATGTTGGAAGAGATGGACTTTCACACCGAGGAAGAGGCAGAAAAAGAATATTATAGTTTTTAGGGAGGAATGAGGATGAGAAATATAAGAGACAAGATCACCGGCGCATTGTACGGCGTAGCAACAGGGGACGCGTTAGGAGCTCCCCTGGAGTTTATGAGCAAGGAGGAGATCGCCAGGAAGCATGGCCGAGTAACCGAGATGATCGGAGGTGGCTGGCTGAACGTGGTACCAGGAGAGATCACCGACGACACACAAATGACCCTGGCAGTAGCAGAAGGAATTATAGAGGACCCGGACAACCCGATTAAGGCCATCGGTAAAAGGTTTATCGAATGGGCCAGGAGCGGACCGAAGGACATCGGAGGAACCTGCAGCATGAGTATCCGCTGGGCCATCTTCCTGGGCCAAAATGATGCGCCAGACGAAGAGAAATGGTTCGAGGCAAGTAAATATACCTCCAAAGCAAACGGAGGCCGTAGCGGCGGAAATGGAGCGCTTATGCGCACGGTTTACCCAGGTCTTTATTACAAGGATTTGCTGATGGCGGTAGAGACGGCCGGAGCCATAGCACAA